TAAAGTAGTCTGTATATGGATCAAAGCTATCATCCACTACATCCCATGTACTAGAATCATAAAAATTACCTGTATCAGGTTCGTAGTAATAGCCATTGTTATAAGCTAATACAAGATTACCTAGGCCATCATAAATATCGCCTGTTTCGCTTTGTAGGTATTGATCTTGAAGTGGATCATAACCACCACCGCTAGGCTCAGTCTGTGAGCCTGTAGTTGAACTTGGATTTTGATAAATTAAATTACCATTTGCATCATAGACGTTGCTGTTGTCGTCCATGAAATAGTTGTTGCCAATATTAGTTAGTGTGCCTGTATCTGTTGTACCTGTTGATGATGAGCCACCGCCTGTAGTTCCATAATTGCCTGTGTTTGTACCAAGGTTAGCTCCACCAATATTTGTATTTGGAAGACCTACAATTTCGCCTGTAGAAAGATTTGTACCTGAAACTACATAGTTAGGCTGACCATTAGTTGTTCCGTAATTTTGATTGAGCCAATTTTGAGCTTCAGTGCCTGACATGCCTGAAGGAACAATTACATTACTAACACTACCTATGTTACCTGTTGGGGTTTTGCCACCTGTTACAGCCTTAATTAAATCACCTAAAATATTACTACCTGTACCACTTGTTCCTGTACCACTTGTTGCAGTCCCTGTTTTTCCTGCTTGACTAGCAGCGTATTTCATGCCTAGCGCGCCACCAAATAAAGCACCTAACAATGGAGATACATTACTTTTTTCTTGAGCAATTGTAGGATTTGGCACCACTGCAGAACTTGTTGATGTAGTCGTAGTTGGTGCAGTAGCCATTGCAGGCATGCCGCTAAGATTAAGAGTTGTTGGGTCGACTGTTTGTGGAAGTGCCATAAATTATCCTTGTACTAAGCCTATACTCTTTAGCCAATTTACATCAGTCACAGGCTTGAGCGTGCTGACATCCACTTTCTGAGCGGGAGTTTTAGGTTGTGTAGTTGATGTTAACCCACTATTACCTGTTTGGGTAGTGGTTTGATTGGTATTTGATGTCTGTCCAAGACCGCCTGTAGGAGTGGTTGTCCCCGCTAATTGAGCAGGTAATTGACCTGTAAATGGTCTTAATGTGCTTACATCCACTTTTTTTGGAGGAACTTTAACAGTTGGCCTTACTGTTGGCTGTCTAGGGTCAGGCTGACCTGTAATAGTGTTTACAATTTGACCTGTAATGTTACCTACAATACCGCTTTGAATTGCATTTCCAAAAGCATTAGTTAATGTATTAGCAAAGGTTGGAACCTTAGGCGTAGTAGGTGTCGTAGGGGTAGTGGGCGTAGTTGGTGTTGTGGGCGCAGTTGGTGCATTTTGTTTAGCCAACAATTCATCTATGCTTGGTAATATTTGTTGATAAGCTGATGGATTAGCTTTTGCTTGATCCATAATGTCTTTGAAGTACACATTTTGTTTTGCTTGTTCAATTAATTGATTTTTAGTAGCTTCATCTGTTGTACCTGCAATATTTTTTAACAGTTCTAATTGAGATGGATCAACTAAAGAAGATTGTGAAACGGTATAGTAAGGATTGTTTTCAACTGACTTGCTAAAACCTTCAATCTCTTTTTGAATATCTGCTGCTTTTGAAAAATCTCCTGATGCAATTGCACTTGTTAATCTAGCCTGATCGTAATCAGAAAGTGACTGCATTGTTATTGCATTGTATTTATTTGTTGTGTCTACATAACTTTCCCAAATAGGAGAATATTTTTGAATGTCAGCTTGGTTCGTTTTTAAATAATCTTGAAATGTAGTAAGTTTATTTCCGTAAATATCTTGTTGTGCATTAAGCTGATCTGTAAGACTTTGTAACTGTGGAATAACATTGTTGTTTAAATCAGCAGCGATTGGATTAGCAGCATCTGCATTATTTGCGTCTTTAAATCTGTTGTAATCTGCAATTTTTGCTTCATACTCTGATCTGACAGGTTGATACTTTTCAAGCATGTCATTGTATTTTTTTGTTTCAGCGTCAAGCTGAGTTTGCATGTCGTTAATGTCTTTGTATAACGGTTTAGATTTCTCAACATCAGGAAGTAAATCTGAAAGTGTTTTTTCTATACCTGTTAGTGTTGGAGAGTTAGCTTTAGCGATGTCCCATGCCCTAGATACACCTGCGCCAACAGCACCTGTGAGACCTGCGTATTTAGCTGCTTCAAGAATATCATCGCCTGTAACGGCAGCCATAACACCTGCATTAATAGCGCTACCTGCCGCGCTACTTACAATAGTAGAAGCAAAGCTATCACCTAATGTTTTCTTAATAGCTTCGGATACAAATCCTGTTGGATTGAAATTGATACCTACGGATTGCAATGCTCCCGGCACAAACGGCATGATACCCGCCGAGATTATGCTTGCCATACTACCACCATTAACTGCAGAAATAGCCGCGTTTCCTACTGCACGCGCAACCATTAAGTCAGTTCCTGTTAGCCCTAATCCGCCTGGTCCTGTGAAGTATACAAGAGCCGCAGTCTCAATGATTGGCAAAGCGTTATCAACGACAAACTCTGCAACGCTACCAACTGCATCAAATACTGCACCTACTGCATCACCCACAAATCCCATTATTTACCTACCTCTACAACAACGTCATAAGCATTTACTTTGTTACTACCTTCAAACGCATACACAGGTGTTTCGCTAATCTTAAATCCAATGTCGTTTGCCCTTCTCATTAATCTTAAAAGTACTGTATCTTTTGCAGGTATGCGACCTGTCATTTGTTTATATCCTGACGCTTTAAATGCCTTACCAAACTCAATAAAAGACTTCATTAATTCAGCAGGGCCTTCTGTTGTGAAGATATGTACATTAGTTGCAATAGGAGATTCAACTTTAAAAAACAATAAAGAATTTTTATGTCTAAGCATTCTAAATTTATTACTTTGGATGCCTGCATACATTGCACCATAAGCTCTTTGCCAATCTTCATTAGGATCGCTTTTAGCTAAGCTTTCTCTGACAATGTCTTGTGAAGACATAGTTCCTGATCCGTGTACAGGATGGAATTTAGGTTTAGGTTTATGTTGTTTTCTTGGTTTCGCGCTTTGTGGCATAGTAATTACAATATATTATTGCCCTCGTTAGTTATTCCTTGAATTACGTTTACAGTTTGTTCTGCCCATGTTTGCCAATCAGCGTATTGATAAGGATTAGGCATACCCTGATTAGAGAATATATCAATACCACTCATACCTACAGCCCAATCTTGCCAATTCATATTCTCATGAGGAATCTGCAATTGCTGTGAAGCGTAAGCCTCTGTCATTAAAGAAGCCCAAGAGTCGAAGGTATGAAAGCGAGGATCGTAGGTTACTGAAATTCCCATTAGTAACCTCTGACGTCGCCAATGTCTGCTGACAATAGTAAGTAACCTAGTTGGTAGTTACCGTCAACAACATTACTTTCAAATTTTAATCTTAATTCTCTACGTTGCTCTTTCATATCTATCTTATGTGTGTTAGGGGAAAACACATATGGATTAGATGAAGCGTCTTCTGCTTGAGCATATGGGCGTCCTGTAACAGTTAATGTCATATCGCCTGTCTGTAAAAAGTCAGGTTCTACACGTTCTAAACGCAACCAATAATTAGCACCCTCAGGAGATTGTTGTGCAGGGCCACCTGATACCCACCCAAGGTTGCTTGTCTCAAAGAAACTTGGTATTGCATACACTTGATTTTGTATGACTGCATTATAACCAATTTCATGTTGATACAGTGTAACAAGATCTTGAACATCTGTATTTGTTAAAGTGATGTACCATCCCGATCCTGCACCGCCTAAATAGTTAGATGTAATAGCCGTGCTTGATACGGTTTGTGATGTATTAACAGTATATGTTCCCGTTTCGCCTATACCTGTTCCGTAACCTGTAATGATCGTTCCCGCTGTAATACCTGTTCCATTAATGTATTGACCCGGTGTTATAACGCCTGTAAAAAAAGAAGAAACAGTTAAAGTAGTTCCGCTTATAGATCCTGAAAAATATGCGCTTGGTGATGTTACTTGATCCCCTACAGCAAAACCTGATCCTTTACTTGCCATAGCAACATTGGTAACTGATCCTCCTGATACAGTTATGGTTGCATATGCATTAGTTCCTGATCCTGTTAAATCTATAATAGGAACTTGATAATAAGTTCCGTTTGTATAACCTGATCCTGCGCTTGTAATGGCAGGATAGTTGGCAACAGCTCCTGCTCCGCTTGGGCTTCTATTTATTTGCCAATCCATAGCAATAGGATGCGCAAACACTTGAGAGAAGTAACCTGCTGAACGCCTAGCGCCTTCTGCTTGACCTGCGTCATACCAACAGTTTTCACGAATGTTATAAATGATTGCGTCTGTGCATTCTGTAGCATCACCTTTTGGGTAATACCACCAAATCTCACCGTAACGAGGAACTTTAGTTGCCCAAACTTTTTGACGCTGATTATAATTTAAGTTATCAAAGAAATAGTTTTGATTAAAGTTATTAGGAATTTCTTTTACAACACCGTTGTATAGCAAGAATCGGTCAACACCAATCCAATAGTAAATACCGTCATATTCAATAACACATTGAGATGAAAGAATAGACGACTGAGATGATATAACGTCATAACGCCAATAAAATGTAGATGATGTGCCACCTGTGGACACTGTGGTTGGTGCATAAGATACACGTATTAATGAATCAAGAGCCCAAAACAAACCTGATGGTGCATTAGTACCGCCTCGAACAGGCAATCCTTTTACAATCTTTGTTGATGATACGTTTGTTTCATTTGAATCCGCTGATACCCAATCATTTAAATTACCCGCTCCACTGTTTTTGATTAATCCATTGTTACCGTATACGAATGTATAAGGATGTAATACAACAACACCACCTGATACATCAATTTGATTATCAAAAGTAAATGTAACACTTCCTGCAGTAGCGGTAGCTGCGTTTGATATAACTACTGATGTTCCACTTGTGATTGATACAACATATGTATTAGCAGGAATACCTGCGCCTGTAACTTTTTGTCCTGCGCCTACAAGAAGGTTTGCTGTGGCTAATGTAATTGTTGTGGTAGAGTTTGTTGATCCAATAGCGGTAAATATGCCAATTGGAGCTAAAGATGTACCTGTAATGTCTCCACCTAAAACAGGTGTGTTTGTTTCGTTAGCAATTTCATTAAGATTAAGACCGGGATGCGCTAAAAGCGTTTGAAGACCCGTACCTTGTGAATCAAACTCAGAATCAAACTGCCAAAGATTTCTGTCATCAGGTGTAAATCCACTTAATGTAAAATCACTAACTCCTGTACCTAAACCAATATTATTGATCTGTAAATTTTGTACGCCGTTGTTATAACCGTTGAATACAGTGTTATAAACGCCTTGAGGGTCTAAGTAAATACCACGTGAAGGACCTGCAAAGAACTCTGATATTTCAGAGTAACCTTGCATTTTTCTTGGGCGACCGCGCTGAAAACGAACCCATTGACCATCTTGATAATAGTTTCTGTCTAGTACAGTACCATCACGTTGAATGCCGGGTTGCGTATCGGGAGCAAAGACCTTTTTGGTCAATTGAAGTTACCCCCTGAAATGCCTCCCGTAAAGTTGCCTGTTCCTGTGACTTCAATACCTGTTGATGTCACATCAAGTACTTGAGATCCTAAAACTGTAATGGCAAAAGATCCTGCACCTGGTCTGTACACGCCTGTATTTGTTTCTGATGCAAAGTATAATGATGGGTTTGAGACTGATCCATCAGCTAATGCACTAACAGATGCACCTGCTTGAACTGTGTTGGCATTATAAAAGTTTACGCCATCACAAATCAATGTAACTTGATTACCTGCAGGAACTGTAGCATTAGCACCGCCTGCTACACCCGTTGTAATAGTTAATGTATAACCCCCTGCTGTAACCTGATTACTTACTACATAAAGAGCAACGACAGGAGGGTAAGTAACAGTTACATTGCCTGACAATGTTCCTACGTATTCTTGAATAATTGTAGTAGCTTCTGATGTAGATAGTGTGTAATTACCGCTTGTAACGTTCTTAGTAAGCGCTGTAAAGAAAAAGTTTGTACTTGTGCCGTAACCAATAGTGACATATTCAGATCCTGTACATACTATGATACAAGCTTCGTTTGGCTGAAATAATTTTTGCGATGCAAGATCAATAGTATCAGAACCTGTTGTTGAAATTGTATAAGCGCCTGTACCATTATTTTTAAAGAAACAAAACCAATTATTTCCAAGTGATGTTGCTATAGGAAGTGTTGCTGTTCCTGCTCCTCCGCTCCAAACTTTTGTTTGTGCTCGGTCGCTTGATAAAAATGTGTATCCATCTGTTACTGCAGATACGGGATGAGATTGATTAAGTGTTGATCCAATCGCAAGTAAACCAAGACCTTCTAAAATAGCTGCATCAGGAGCTGATGTTCCTATACCTAAAGCAATATTTGACCAAATACCTGAAGCTGTAGAATTGTCTGTAAGATAAAAATATTTAGATGCCCCCGCTGTAATTGTACCTAGCACAGAACCTGTAGAGTTTTTTATAGTTAATGTGTAAGCGCTTGGGTTTTTAATAAACGCATCTTGACCTACAGATACTTGATTTGCAGGAGGCATAAAAACAGATAAACCACTTGTAGATGGCGTAATATCCATAATACGAGCGGCGACATCTGTCGATACATTGCCATTAACAGGCCATACAAGAGTTAAGTCAGAAGAGATTGCATACGACGCATAACTTACGTCCGTAGGTTGAACAACGTCTCCTGCAAAGGGTGAGGTATATGTAGTCATAATTAAGTGTCAAGAACAGTTGCCTGTCTGTCTCCAATACGTTGAGTGTTTTCTTGTTTAAGCGTATTCATAATGGCTGTATATTGTTGTTGCCACATAGGTAAGCGCTCATCATTTTTAAGGAATGGCATTGCTTGTAAGAGAGAACCGTAAAGCAACGCTTGTGGTGCATAGATAGTAAACCAATTGGTTTGATTGGTAGAATCAAGAGGTTGGATTCTTTCGTAGTACAATACTTCAAAGCTGTATGTGTCAGCAGGAGTTGGAACTACAATCCAATTGTCATAGTTATAATCTGAAAAGAATTTTGGTATACCTGTTTTAGTGTCATCAGGCCAATACTCTCTGCAATATTCATAAGGTCTTAAAAGAATTGGTTGGCGTTCGCCTGCTACAGTAACGTTCATAGATACTGTTTTGTGCCATCTTGCGGGTTTTTGAATTTGTTGTTGACCTACAGTAAATGTGGAGTTTGCGACATTAAGATTACCAAGAAACTTGATTTCAGAGGCAATGACTTGCTCTGCCAACATAATAAATAGTGGAATTTTCTCAAGCGTAGCTGTGTCTGTACGCTCTAAATAGGACTGAATGTTTTCGACCAAACTGTCATAGGTCATTGCTACTGCGGTGGTCATGCGTTACCCTCGTAAAAATAATTGATGCTCATCATTACGACGTTTTACAAGACCTTTTACAATCTTCCCGCCTGCCCTATTATACCTTAAAATCTGTTCTGAAGCGCCCTTTTTATCGCCTCTAAGGATTTTTTGACGGAGGGTTGATCTTTGTAGTGTGCCCAAACCAAGGTTAAAAGCAAAAGACACAAGACTATCAAACTCACATTGTTTAAGAGGCACAGGAAGTTGCAAAGCAATTCCTTTTTCAAATCTATTGAGATCCCGTACAAGGAGCGCATCTATTTCCTCTAAAGTAAGTATTCTATTCCAAGCGTCAGGAAGAGACTTACCGTTGCCAATAAGGTGACCAACTCCAACTGTCCATAGGCCAATGCAATCTTTGTAAGGCTTTGCTCTAACGCCCTCATGGTGCTTAATAAGCCTAAGTCCTTCACTCGAAACACGCATTTATTTCCTTGCAAAAGCTCGTGAACCAAAATGAAACATGATGATAGCAGACCAAATTTGTTGTGTTTGATCATCCCAAATAATGTCAATTAAAGCGCCTGCATCCATGCCCTTATTCCATCCATATATAAAACTAGCAATTTCTATAACTACAAACAAGGCAAATAAGCCTAATGATATTACAGGCCTAACAGCAGCTCTTGCTGTATGAATCCATGGCGCTGCTTTATCATCTTCTGATAATTTTGAATCGTTAGCATATAAAGCAACCATTTCATCAGATTGTGATTGTGTTTGTATTTCTTCTAATTTAATAGCTTCTATTTTTTCTTGTGATGCAAAGCCTTTTTCGGCTAATGCCAACTCACGGTCAATTTGTAACTGAGCCATTTCACGCTCATGTTTTTGGTCAGATTTTTGTTGAAAGAAGTTAAGCACTGACGGGAGTGCTGATGTTGTAAAACCCAATAATGATCCAAGTAAGCTAAACATTATTTATTTCCCCTTGTTTTTTCATGCTCTTCAAGTATGCGAATACGTACATTGAGTTCACCTATCTGAGCTCTTATTTCTTCTTTAAGTTTAGCCCTTGCTTCTGCTGATA